ATTTGATATAAATGTCACAGGCATCTTAGCCGGATTACTTGCATCTGCTTTGAATACTATTGGGTTTGCACCTTGTGAGCCTGAAATATATAATGGGTCACCTTTAGTTATACTCTCACCTGTATAAACTACTTCAATTACTGTTGTTCCTGCACTACCACTAACATCAGGAATTACTACACCGAATGTAGAACTATCACCTTTTGTGAATGTTAAAGTGTTTCCACTAAATGATGCAGTTGTTAAACCTAAACTAGCAGAAGTAAATAAAGATGATGTAGCAGAATTTAAATTAGTGATTGATGTATTAACACTTGCACTATTTGTATTTAAATTACTAATTGATATTAATGCAGATGCACTAAATGTATTTAATTCGTTTATTGAATTAACTATACTTGCAGTCGATTGTGATGCAGTAAATACATTCAAAGCATCAATAGAAACTTGCTGAGATGCAGAAGATGTATTCAATGCTGCAATTGAAATATTAACACTTGCAGTATTTGCTTCTAAAGAACTAACTCTTTGGTCATTCGATTGTGTATATGAATTGAATGAAGAAGTTGATACTAATGATGATGTGCTAAACGATGCAGTGAATGCTTGTAAAGATGCAGTTGCTTGATGCAATGCAGCTAAATCTAAATTAGTTGATGCAGTGTATGCGTTAAATGAAGCAGTTAAATTATTTACTGTTCCACTATCTGGTGTATTCACCGAAACAACGGCAGTTCCACCTACAACTACTGCAGATATACCACTACCTGTAAAGTTCATAGAGAATGCATTACCTTGTGGAATACCTTCATCTAATATAGGTAAAGCAATACTTGCTGTAATACCTGTCAACTTTGAACCATCACCTACAAATGTAGATGCAGATACAAATGATGATGCACTAATAGATGTGAATGTATTAGGGCCTACAAATGTGTTTGAGCCAGTTGTTGCATAACTACCAGTTTCTGCAATCAATTGGTTTATTTGTGTTTGTTGAGATGCAGAACTTGCATTCAAATTAGATATTGAAACTAATGCAGATGCAGAGAACAACTCTAAATTTTGTGTTTCAACTAATAAACTAGCAGTTGTTGAGTTTAAGTTATTAATACTAACTTGTTGAGATGCAGATGATGCATTCAATTGAGATACCGAAGATAATAAACTTGCAGTAGTTGTCTCTAAATTAGTAAACTTAATATTTGCAGATGCAGTATATTGTTGTAAAGATGCAGTTGCTTGGTTTAATTGTGATAAATCCGTAGTATCTGCAACTGTCACATTAAATGTAGAACCATTACCTTTTGTAAATGTAATCACATTACTAACAGCAGATGCAGTAATTAATAAACTACCTGTTGTTAATCCACTTGCAGATGCAGAGAATTGTTCTAATGCATCTATTTGTTGGTTCCAACTTGCACTATCTATATTGTAAGATTGTTCATCTACTAAAGAGTCAATCATATCAACATTGAAGTCTCTTAATATAGCTGGAGTGATTGCTCCGTTATTATTATTTGGAAACGATTGATTATTTTCAACCTTTAACGCCTGTTTTGAAATTTCAGCCATAGCTTTATTTATTTTAATCTAGTATAATATCAAATCCATCACTATAACCATCACTAAATCCACCACCCTTTGTTCTATTAGGAGATTGAATTTGTCCAATTCCTTGGTTCATTAGGTATCCTTTACAACATTTAACATCGTAAGTATTGCTATCTAAACAAAGACATCCTTGTCTACTATTCTTTGGTGAACTCAATCCTAAAGTTGGGCCCAATGATATGCCTGAATTATTCTCTCTGTTGACAGAATATCTCAAATTACCATTTCTGCTGTTGCTCCATTTACCCGCCATAGTTATGTTTATATATAAAACAACTAATTGGGAATAAATCGTTATACCCCTTGCTGCTGTTTTTTCAATGCTTCTCTATGTAAAAGATTTTTCAGATTATTTTCATCTGATTTGTATGCTAAATATAATAGGCACTTCTCTAAAGGTTGTTCTGTTGCCCAATCTATACGCCCATATTGTCCATCTGCAAGTTCAATAAGCGTTTGGTAATTTCCCCACTTTTTTCCAAAATTAATTTGATGTTGGGTGGGAGTTCCTCCACCTTCAAAGATTTCAGGGTAGCGCTCAACAAGTCCATTAACAAATGAACAAAAAAAAACAAGGCACCGAAATGTATATCCATACTTACTTCTAACCACAACTTATCATCACCAATGCCTTCGTATGGTTTGATTTTGTATGTATCACCTTTTCTATCTATGATTGGTCTATATAAAACTGACATTATCTTTGGCCAGTTATCGTTAATAGTTAATTCACCAAACTTACTAATATCAGCATATGCTCCATAAGATATTTGAGATAAGTTAGGTTCAAATCCATATTCAATACCATTTATCTTTACTATCTTTTGTAGTGGCACATCTGTTGAATGTATAAATCCTTCCAATATTCCTTTTATCTCATTGAAATCTTCTACGCTTAGGGATTGAACATACTCTGCATCTAATCCACATAAGTGTGAAAACATCAATGCAGTCATTGCCTCTTCACTATCTGAATAGTTAACTAAATCTCTTTGTAGATTTAAATACTTTTTTAAACTAATCCCTGCCCAATCAGTTGGGATTGTTAATGTCATTTGTTTGCCCATATGCCAATAAATTTAATATATTTTGTAATTTTTTGTTTTTCTTCTCTTCGTTTTCCAATTTAGCATTCATCATAATCATCTTTGCCTGTAAATCCTCATTCTCCATTCGTAGATGTTGTGTGTATTGTATTAACTCTTTTAATTCTTCTTCAGTCCAAGTTTGCATATTAATAATGTATGTTTCCGATTGTGATTGCATATTTTCCTTTGTTCTGTGCCTTTTGTGATAGTTTCATCATGCAACAATATCTTGCTGCATCAATTAAGTGGTCTAAGCCACCTTCTGGTGTATCTGTTGTATATCCGTATTTATCCGATGCGTATTGATAGGCATACATTTCGTTTATTAGATTAGTTGATTTCTTTGTAATGAATATCTTATGGTTTTGCATTACACTAATACCAAACTTAATACTATCCTTTCCTTTAACAACAGGCTTAATATTAAATCCACTACGATACAACTCTTCTATTAATCTGGGTTCCGCACTATCTGCCCATATCTCTTCTGATTTTGTAATGTCCAATCTATTCAATCTATCTACAATATCTTTTGTGACAAGACCTTTTTCATAAAGTAATTCCTCTATATAAATTCTATCTCCACTTTTATATACAGCAACTAATGCAGTTGGGTCTTGCGAGAAACCAAAGTCAATACCAAATCCTACGAAATCTGCATCAAACTCACCACACGTTTCAAATTGGAATATTGCTTTATCGTTAGGTGCAAACTCTCCCTTACCATACACTAACCATTGTCTATAATTCTTATGTTCCAAATCTTCAATTGCTTTAACCATTTCAACTGGCAAGAATGTATTATCTCTATATGTTGTTGTAAATCTATCACAATCATTCATTTGTCTTAACCAATGCATGGGAGATACTGTCGGATTGTATGCAAGTATTATTCTGCCTGTTGTTCTTATACTCAACTGAAAATAACTTTCCTCATCTATCTCACTTGCCTCATCAATAAAAAGAATGTCAGATTTAATACCTCTTAACTTCTCTGCATCATCCGTTGAAATAAATTGTATTGTTGAATTGTAGTAATGCCATATTCTATCAGTAGCATTGTAATCATCTTCTCTCCAAATATCCAATGATTTAAGAATATCAATGAAATCTTTTATGACTGTTCTCTTTAATGAAGGAATAGTTTTACGGACTACTGTCACATTTAATCCATCATTTGAAATCATCTGAACTAATAACCATTGTAGAATTGCATATGTTTTACCACTTCTCGTTCCTCCAATGTGTTGTGTTATTCTTGTCTTAGCGTCTTGAATGTGCCCGTATGTTATTGTTGTTTGTATATCAATTGCTTCCGGCATCTTTGCTTTGTGTTATGTTTACTGCAATCTGATGTATCTTTTGTTCTATCTCTGCTCTCATTTCCGTTCTGCTCAGTTTAGGTAAATTAAATTCCAATAACTTAATACTCAAATCAACTGCAGCTTTCGGGTCCTCTTTCATCAACTTATCCATTATTGTTGGTAAATCATCTAGCACTCTATTTGTTGCACGGGCAATAGATAACTTCATTTGCTCTGTGCTTCTATTAACTGCACCTACCGGTCTTCCCTTTGCTAACTTATGTCCTTTGACGAATGGCATATATTAAATCTGTATTATTTAAATATAAAACACCCTTCCTTCCACTTTGTAGTTAAACTGATACATAAGTAGACCACCACACTAATAATCCAATGCCGATGAGATATGCGATTAATAGGGTGTATATTGGTTTGTTATCTTCTTTCTTTTTCATCTTTAATCAATTCATATCCATACATCTTTACTGCTTCTCCATCTTCATCTAAAATCCAAAGCATTCCGTAATCCTTATTTCCTTTATGTATGATTGTTTTTGTTTTTATCCAATTCCAGTCAAAACTAAATGTGACATAGTTCGTTTCTATCTTTGCTCTATCGTTATCAAAGTTATTCATTCATTTGTCTCGTATCTGGCAAATCTTTTTTAATCGTTGTTTGTCTTTTACCTTTATTCCTTCGTAGTGTTTCATCATCTCTTCTATCCCATATCCATTCTGCTATTCCGTTTCCCTCTATCTCATTTAGAACATCATCATAATGTTTTGTCAATGCCTCTCTTCCTTCATCCCATGCTTTTCTTAACCTTTGTCTTATTTCCGTAAAATGTATTCTATCTAATTGTTTTGTTGTATCATATGGATAAGTGTTTTTTGCAACATGTTTCTTTGGCCTATTATTAAACCATTTTTTATAACATTCTGGACATTTCCATATTGGCCTCATTGTATGGAACTCTTTTCCACATAATTTACAATTTCTTGTATCACCGGTAGTATAATTAAACTTTCTTTGCCATAACCCTCCTGCCATAACTATTTTTTCTGATTAAATGGATTATCTATAACTTTTTCTAAATGTCTCCTTATTTTTCTTACTGCTAAAAAGCAAGTCGATTTTGATATTCCTATCTTCTTTGCTGTCTGGTCTAAAGTATCTTCTGAACACCAATACAATTCCCATATCATTGCACTTGCAAACATCTTTGTTCCTTTTAGATGTTTTATTTCTCCCATTACTTCTTCATGTGTCCTTTGTAGTAATTCATCCCACTCTTCATCATAGGGTATGTCTTCACCTACATCATTTACTTCATCTACTAGTATTGTCCGATTTAGTTTTTTTGTTTTGTTGATAAATCTGCTATGCAAAAACTTACTACAATAAAATAAATTGTAAGGGGTGGTTATTCCGAATAGTTTAGGATTACACTTCTCATGCAAATAGATGTAAAGTTCTTGAACTAAATCTTCACTCTCTTCTCTATTACGGGTAATCTTACTTGCTGATTTTAAAAGCCATTTGTGGTGTTGATTAAATAGGTCTGTTAATCTTTCATCACACTCACATTGGAAACTGCCTGTAATCATTTATTTATCTTTAACATATTCTGTAAGGAAGTCCACTGCTCTTTTCCAATGTGCTCCACTACTTCCGCACATGCACGGCATTGGTTCCTGTTCGTTTCTTATATGGTTAAATGTATTCCAAATGTAATGTGCTAAATTCTCTGGTAATCTATTTGTAATTTGACTAAGCACACCTTTTAATTCTTCTAATTGTTCACTTGTCAATTCCATATTATTTAACAGGTTTTAATTTTGGTAATTGAACTGATTTCTCTACTGGCGGTTGTTGTTTCTGAATTGGGTTATCCAAATTTAGGAATGGTTTTAATAAATCAATGTTTGGATGGTTGCCTGGAAACCCTATCGCCATACTTGCTAAGATTAATACCATATCGTTTACGGATTGCATCTTTGTAAAATCAACCATATAAACTGCATTTGGGTCTATTTGTTTTTCTGCTCCTTCTAATGTGAATGTTGTTTGTTCCATGTTATTTTATTTTGTTTTTAGTATATTTGATTTTTAATTAAATCATTCATCTCATCTGCTGATTTTCCTTCACAATGTTTCCATAAAAAGTATCTAGCTAAATGTTGTGTTTTTGGTAGAATATTCCATTGTTCTCTTGCCTCTTCACTCTCTAACCATTTATAGAAATCTTCGTATTGATGTGTTAGTATATACTTTGTACCAGGTAGAGATAATCCCCACTTTGCATCTTCAATGATTTGTTCGGTTGTCCACTCTCTTCTCTCACTCTTTTCCTTTTCCCAAAGTTCTATACTTTCTTCTTTTGTTAATACTCTTATGTTCATATTTTTAATCTGGGATTAATACATTCAATAATTCAATTAATTTCTTTTTAGGTATTTCATTCATATCTTTACCACATTGTATTAAGTAATCTCCTAAAAATGCAATTAGATAATTTTTATTCTCCGGTGTTAGTAT